TTTCCTTTTTGTTTGCTCAATTTATAAAGTTCTTGGACGAATTCATCCCAAGTATCGTAAGAAACTTTTCTATGAGTCTTGTTATCAAACTGATTTTTGAATATAGTTAATTCGTAATTCATGTTGATATTATAACATACTTAGGGGTATTTGTCAACAGAAAAAATCCTCAAGTGATGCGCGAGGTTCAGCTGACCAGTCAACTGCCTCCAGTATAGGTAACAATGGATCGAGGAAAGTCTTATCAAACATCTTATCATAGTCAATGTACTTATGTAGATTGACCTCGGGCGGTAAGAACTGAGGATAGGATACTACGTTCTCACTGATAGGATTAGGCATCTTAAGATAACAAAATTTGATCTTCTCACCATTCTTAATATATTCATATCTTTTATCAAGGGAAAGTTTTTTAATCTGATCATTGTACAACAAACTACCACGAACATGTATGGGAGTACCTTTTGAGTATATACTCTTGGCATCTCTCCACTTCTTAAGATCAGAGACAGACCGAGGGAAGGATACCGACTCTGGGGGAAGAGTACGAAAATCTGTGCGGAAGTTTCTTATAAAACTTTGAGTATCACTCTCACTACCATTTATAATAACGTGGAAGATTTCTTTGAACTTATCCCTGACCGTCATAGGAGTACTAGACTTGATTGCCTCGATACCCATCATCTTCAGTTTTGGTTCTGCGTACTGGACACCCTCATTATTATGTACATTGAGGATGTATCGTTTCTTAGCTACCCAGATACCCTTGTCCGCGATTACCTCACGACCCATCTCCATTCGGTTTTCATACGCACCAGTCATGTCAGCCATCTCCTGATACGACTTAGTCAGGACAGGTTCAAAATGATCCTTACAAATGTTATCTAAAAACTTAACAGGATTCTTAGGAGAGAACTTTTCGACCAAGGATTCCATTCGGATATATACCGAGTCGGTATCGATAGCAACAACATAATCTTCCTCAGTCTTAAGAAGTTTTTGCATCTCGTCGTTGACGGTTCTTTCTGCCCACTTAATGGCTAACTGTCCAGCCATAGTAATAGACTCCGCAACACGTTGATCGAAATACCGGAACCATCGGTTACCCAAAGCACCATAAAGTGAGTTCATAAGAATCTTGATTGCCATTTGTTGGTTATCAAGTTGGGATATCTTATTCTTAAGCGAAGGATCTTTGGTATTCTCAAACTCTTGTTGGGTCTTCAACATCTCCTTCTTAATAACTTTACGATCATTATAATAACGAGTAATAATCTCTGGGACAATACCCTTTCGATCATGAGAGAATCTGACTCCGGTGGGAGCGATAGAGTGACAGAGTTTTGTGTAATCAAAGTCATCATTAAACAACTTGCCTTCTAGTATTTTCTCTACCGATACATCAGGGACAATACCATCAAGGACAGTTTCGGGGGACATATTATATTGAACGATTAGATTGGGATAGAGTGAGTTCAAGTCAAAAGACGTTACCCAACTATGCTGACCAACTTGAGGTTCCTTAACATATCCGCCGGGGTATGGGGTCTTCGACTTCTCTATTTTGGGGGGACATGCAATCTTGGATTGATTCAACATACGATAGATAATGACATCCCATATAGTGGTCGTACCTAGGGTGTCGGAATAGTTAACACCAGCTCGGTAGGCCATTGTCATAACCAAGTCAATAAGACCAAGAACTCCATCAATCCGAAGTACGAGTTCAGTATCTTTAATGTTGTAGTCAATATATTTTTGTGGGTCCTCAATATAGAGATTATGCAGACTTCCGTGTTCCTCGTAGGACAACTTACGTTCATCAAGAACAACATTTGCGATGTGATCCAGTCTATAGGATTCTTGTTGACCCAATGTATTGTAAGTAAACTTTCGGAATAGATCAAAGTAATCTAGTTGCGCCACACCCATAATATCAAATGTGTCAGCTTCGTCCATACCAAATTTATTGACTCGTCCCTTCTTAAGTCTGACCACACCCCAAGGAGAAAATTTCCTAGACTCTTCCTCACCGAACAAACGCATGGTCCTATTAATAAGATAGGTCATATCAAAAGAAGTACTGTTCCATCCAGTGATGATATCGGGGGTCCACTCTTTCCAGTGTTCAATAAACTTTGTCATCAACTCAGCTTCAGTCTCACACTTAACATAAAGAACATCATCTCTGGTATTCTCATAATCAATACAAGACCATACCCGACGGATACCGTCTCTCTGGATTATAGTTATAGCTGTGACAGGGTGTTGTGCGAGTGTTGGTTCGGGGAAACCTTCCTCAGAGTGAACCTCAATATCTATGTAGGTGACCTCAACATCCTTAGAATCGAAGTTTATGTTGTTAGGAAACTCTTCAGAAATATATTGGTAAATGAAGTTGTTCATACCATAGACTCGGAAATTTTCTACGTTGTCATAACGCTTTATAAAATCAGAAGCTTCCTTCATAGATTCTAGTTTGATAGGCTCTAGATTTATTTGATCAAGACCCTTCCAAGGAGTCTGCTTTTTGGGTGTGGGGATAAACAAGGTAGGTTGAAAGGGGACGCGTTTCTTTACACGAACACCATCCTTATATCCTCGGTAGAGGATGTTATTACCGTAACGAGTTACTGATGTATAAAATTCCATAAAGTCTCCATAATATATAATAGGTATTATACACGATTCGACAAGGAATGTAAAGTGTTTTATTCGATAACGTGAAAATAATTATGTCTTGTCCAAGGCTTTTCTATATGTCGATCTATGTATGTGTGATGATCTTGAGTGACCATAAGACTCTTAGATACCACTTGTGTAGTAGGATTAGGTATGCTATTTTTCTCGTCCAAATCTGGTTTGTTAAAGTAAGTTCCACAATCTCTACCAAATCCCAAAGTGGTACATTGAGTCCAAGGATGAACTACAGTAACTTCCTTTCCGTGGTATCTAACTCCAGACCTTTCCAAGTACTGAGTAGAGTATGTTCTATACAATCTCTGAAGAGTGCAATAGGGACCACAGTTTATAGGGAAATCCTTATTTATTAAAAGATCGTACTGCCAGGCAGCGCAATGAGTATCTAAGGAGTAACAACCCATAAACAAACCAATGTTTACGTAAAAAGGTTGATGTGATCGAGTAAAATCTACCATCAATTCGAAAGTATTCAGGTGTTGTGGTAACAGGTAAGTATCATGTTCCATCACAAAAAATCTTTCGTCAGATTCAGACTGCATTCTCATAAGTTCCCAATGAGAACACATGCCAGCCTTTTCTGTTTCAGAATGATCTTGAGTTTTTTTACCAGATCTTATGTCGGCCAACATTATACTAGGACACCATTCATAACGATAACAGTGTTCATAGAAATCGGGAGACTCTGGGGTTATTGCATCGAATGTTCTTATTTCAGAAATAATACCAGCATCGATAGCTGGTTGGAAGGATCTTCTAGAAATTTCCGCGTATTGTTCAGACCTATAGTCTCCCTTCATTACAATTTGATACGCTATCATATATTTTCCTAAAAGGTCGGGTGAGTTTTTTAAGACTCACCCTATTTAAAAAGTTTCTTGACGGTGTTACCTTAGTGGAAATATTGCCATAAAGTAACTTGCCATTAAGACTGAAATTACCAGATACTCAAAATGTTCTACTTCCATTTTTTTCACTGTTTTTTTAGTCTTTCTGATTATAGTCCGCATTAGATTCTCCTCGCTAATTAATTGAAATTTTGCGAGGTCGCCTTTCTTCAGGTAACTCTATCTCCATTTGGATCGATAGAATACCGTCCTTAAGAAGGGCACCAGCCACTTCTACATATTCGGACAATCTGAATACCCTTTTAAACTTTCTTGTTGAGATGCCACGATGGATATAATCCTTGTCAGCAGAACCGCTACTATCACCCACAACAGTGAGAGTACGTTCTATAGATTCAATTTCGATTTGTTCTTGGGTAAATCCCGCAACAGCGATTTCAATAAGGTAATCTGTGTCTGATACCTTTATTATATTATGAGGAGGGTAGTTATCGTTTGCATTTTTTGCAACGAAGTCCAACTCGTTAATAAGATGATCGAAACCCACAAACGCGTTACGTGGGAATAATTGCTTTACAGTAGTCATATTTTTTCTCCATTAGTTTCATGCAAGATTAATGGGTACCCGACCATTCGGCATACCCGATTATATATATAAGTATTATAACACAAAGTTTATAAAAAGTAAAGTTTTTTTTAGGGAATACTATGTCGATCGACAATGAAGAAGAATGGCACGACTACGAAGAATGGAAGCGCCAACATGAAGAGGATAATCCAGATATCAACTATCCATTTCTTGTTAATAATTTTGAACAAGATATTCCAGCTACGACAACGAGAATAGAGGTTATAGATAAGGATGGAAAATCTTATAGTAACTATGACTGTGATAGAATAAAACTTTACTTTAAGGATGAAGGTTTAACTATGAGAGTTGTCATAGACGACATCCTAGATGATAAACCCTATTCTTAAAAATACATCGATGGGTCTGGATCACCCTCTACACCAAACGAAAATGTTACTCTAGAATCTTTGGGTATTATTTGGTGGTGTGTTCCTCTAGGTATCCAGACATAGTCACCAGCGGTAAAAGGGAAAGCTTCATCATTATTAACTCCCTCAACTCTCAAACCAATCGTAGATATAGCCTGACATAAAAAAACATCCATAGAATCTTTATGCCAAGGGTAACTGTCACTCTCCCTACCAAATCCACTGAAAGCAATATTAGTTATTTTACCCTCATGTAAGGAAAAGAAATCCTCCATCTCGGAGACTATTTCTTTTGCAAATTCTGGTGCGGAAGGACGACTATGGAAAGAGTTTAAACCGAGTCTCATCTTTTTAGTGTTTCTGTCATACAACTCTTCGGGATGAGAATCCATTAAGTGCATATAATTGTTCCAATCAAAAACTGAAGGAACATCAATTGGAAGTTTTCCAAAAAAGGGAGTTTTCGTTTTTATGTTGTCTTCTCTTTCTTCAGAGAATATTCCGTAACCTACCATAATATAAATCCTATATTAACTATTACCAATGTTATACTTGGGTTGCAAATTCCAGTTAGCCTTATCTTTATGTGATATTATCTTAATCTGTCTCATTGGGGCAAATTCTTTTACCATGTTCTTATTTTCAATATCTATAAGACCCCAATCCTGTAAGAGAATAGCTATTGTGTTTCTTCTCATAATATCATTCTCTTCCAAGTTAGATTTTTTACCATCTAACAAGAACAGTTCTTTGAAATGAACTATAAAGTATCTTCCTTGTTTGTGTAATATATGACAAGACTGATACAATGTGTTGTCCCTTCTAGATGAAACTCCTATTCTCGTTAAGGTCTCTCTAACCTTTAGGAAGTCATCGGGTTCTGTCAATACTATTTCTAGCATTTTCAGAGGATTCCATTCTACTAAATTATTTTCTTCCACCTTTAAACACCTTATTTTGTATCACCGCAATCTGTTCTTTCGATAATATAGTTAACGCTTGTTTCGCTTTACTGTCACTATAACCAAAGTACTCTTTCACAGTTTCTATGTTATTAATATTTTCCGCTTTAGACCATTTACTAAAACGTTTACGTTTACGTACAATATTTATAAAAAAATGATATTGTAGTTTACTGTCGAGATGGTGGAATCTATTCATCTCATTAGCCATAAAAACCGTATCGGGGAAATAAGATAGACTTCTATTAACCATAAACGAGTTATAAACTTTCTCGTTATCAGTATCTATAGACATAATATCTATCTTAGAATCATTTATACTATTCAGAAAATCAAAGGGCGAAAGTGTTTTCACTTTTTTCATGCGAACAACAATGCAAGAAGAATAAAATTTGATAGCAATAATATAGAACACATTATTTTTAGGTTTTTATTTTCTCTCGCATGTTTTTTTCTATAGGAGGCACTTTTCATATTTTTTTCTAACAAAGCTTTCTTCATTGGGGTCATTACTTCTATATTTTCCATTACTTTATCTCCACGTTTGCCATGACTTCAGTAAGGCAGGCAACTAAGTTAAGTTCGTGATCTGCCACGAACGCATTTTTATATTGGTAGTCTGCAAGTATAAGAACCAACTGGGGTATACTTTCAGGTACCACGAAGTCTTGCATGTTGTCATAAACATCTCTGAATATACAGGCAGGTTCTAAGTCCATATTATTTACTACCCATTGACGCATCTTCTTAAAGTCTTTATTTTTAATATAAGAAAACAATTGTGAGTAGTTGCTATTATTGTCATTATCTATAACAGTTGTTAGTAATGAACCACCTATAGATCCTCTCTGAGCCTCATTAAGAACTCGTCTCCAGTCTGGAGCGTGTCGCATGATAAGACCAGCAACAACATCCTTATTGTAGTCAACACCCTCATCATCTAAGATAGTTTGTAGTCTCGTCATAAACTGACCACAGAGTTGTGCCATTATCTTTTTACTAAAAGAAAATTCATAATTGGAACAACGAGAATGAAGGGGTTCGATTATACGATTCTTAAAGTTACAGGTCAGAATGAATCGACAATTCTTAGAGAACTCTTCGATAAACCCACGTAATGCTGGTTGGGTTGATTGTGGATTAAGGTAGTCCGCCTCGTCAAGGATTACAACTTTGTAACCCCCTGAGAGAGATACAGACGAGGCGAACTGTTTGATCTTGCCACGGAGAGTATCAATGTTACCCTCTTCAGAACCGTTGATGACAATATAGTCAAGTCCAAGTTCTTCACATATAGCACGAGCGATAGTAGTCTTACCAGTACCAGCCGTACCAGTAAACATCATATTAGGTATTTCACCACCGTCCACAATAGATTGAAAAGTGTCCTTGAGATCTTTTGTGAGAATGGTTTCTGATACTTTTGACGGGCGATACTTTTCTACCCATAGAAATTCTTTCATAGTTACTCCATAATATATAAATCAATACGCGCATTATAACACAATACGCAAGGTGTGTCAATCAGTTTCAAGTCTATCTTGGTAATTATTTATAGGTTTAATTTCCATTTTGTGCCAGTTGCCCCAAATACAATGAGCTACCTCATGCCCTATATATTCTGGTTGATACATCCACATAGGGTCTTTTATGTATATGATGCAAGTTTTAGATTCTGGTCTCCAACGAGTAAAGGCTTGTACGGTATCCCAATGGTGACCAAAAAACCTTTTCCTTATTTTATTGTACTCTTCTTTATTTTTTATAATAACAAATTCTATATTAGGAGTCAACATCTCAGTATCTTTAACCTCAAACCTATAACCATCTTTTCCTTTAGGTTTGGATACAGGCGTAGTGCTACAAGACACAGTGAATATTAAAAGTGAAATTAAAAATAGTCGCATAAGAAATCCAAAAATTCGGCCCGCCCTATACTCGGACAACCATATCCGAATATTAATCTCCTAATCAGTCGACGGGCAACCGATTCGTATTCCAATCAACTAGGTTGTGTATGAAAGAACTGGATTGGAAGACAGTTCCTTCGGGTTTCTTATGGCACGCCCGGCACGATTCGAACGTGCGACCCACAGCTTAGAAGGCTGTTGCTCTATCCAACTGAGCTACGGGCGCATTTGGAGCGGATAGTCGGTCTCGAACCGACGACCTCGACCTTGGCAAGGTTGCGCTCTACCAACTGAGCTATATCCGCAATATTGGAGCGGAGTGTAGGATCTTCCCCTACCTTCAATGAGTGGTCCCCATTGACTCAATAACTGACCTCCGCAAATTGGCATCCCGTACCGGATTCGAACCGATGTTGCTAGGATGAAAACCTAGTGTCCTAACCGACTAGACGAACGGGACTCTAAACTATTTTTTAGTTTTTTTAGTTCCCTCTTCTGAAATTTCTTCAACCAAACTAATAACTTGGACAGACTGTTCTCTTAGTTGACCAATAGTCAAAAGTTCCTCGCCCTTAAAACCTCCACGTTGTGTTATAGTATCTATAACAGCTACAGTAGATCTTGCGATTCTATTGGCTAAGTCGTTTAATTTTTCTTGACCAGTCATTTATTTATACTCCGTAAGTTGAAGTTTTTTCCAGTGCAACGAAGTATTCTATATCAGAATGTGTGCTTCGGAAATTACTTATAAGTTTACTTGAGATGGAAACTTCAAAAGACTCGTTGACAACTTTAATATTATTCACATTAAGAATAAAACTAAACTCTGTTCCTTCGGAGTAATTACCATCCACATTTATAGAAAATGAATTAGATGTAGGATCATTAGAATCCCCGACAGTAAGAACTATAGATCCGTTAGAAGGTTGGATACGAATCTCTTGGTGACCTAATGCAGCAGAAGCTCTTTTGATTTTTGCTAGAGTTTCTACACTCAAAGTAAAACTAACTTCGCTATCAGGCATAGTAATATCTTTAGTGGGTGTAGTTAACATATCGGGATCAGAGTAAAAGTAACGTATAGATGATAATCCTGAACCGTCAGTAATGGTTGCATAGTCATCACTAAAACTAATGTTGGGTCTTTCTACCAATCCTAGAACATTTAGGAACTCGTTTAAGTCATAGATTCCAAAAGTTCTGGGGAAAGTTTCTTCTACCGTAGCAGAAGAGACGACATTTCTTGCTACAGCCATAGTCTTTATTGTGTTACCTTCATTGAAAACAATGTTAGGATTGATGTTAGAGTAGTTCTTAAGAACTGATAGAGTGCGATCTGATAATTCCATAATATAATTCCTTAGTTAATATGACATACATTATACACTATTCCTACACTTTTGTAAAGCACTTTATGCAACTTTTTTCAATGTGGAGAAATTCTTCTTTTTACTGAACACTAGTTTATTCTCAAAGTGAGCATCTTCGAGTTCAGACTTATGAGAGATAACAAACACGTTAGTGTCATCTCCCAACGAGTGAATAATCTTCATGAGATTATCAACTCCATCTTCATCCAGAGAAGAGTCAAAAGTCTCATCCAGAATCAAAAGATTTGTTGCTACAGAGTTCTTCATCTTAGCTACCTGTCTCCAAGTAAACAATAAAGAGAGATCTATTCTTTGTTTCTCTCCTTCAGAAAACGAGTCATATGTAAAAGAATCGCGGTGACGAGATCTGATAGTTTCTTGGAAGCTTTCGTCGAGGTCAAAGTGAACAAAGAAATCTAAAGTCTGTAGGTACTGATTGGTCAACTGATTTATAACAGGTATGTATTGTTTGATAATCTTGGTCTTAATACCAGTGTCCTTCAGAAGTTCAGAAGAAACTTGGTTGTAAGAATGTTGTTCATTTAACTTATACTTCTCGTCTTGGAAAGAGTGCAACTGATCACGAAGATCGTCGAGATCTTTGTTGGCCTGACCCATATCACCTTCACTATCAACAAGACTATCTATCTCAGATTGAATTCTGTCTATTTGATTTTGGAATTGACTGATGGATTTGTTATTACTATACATTTCAGTTTGATCTTTCTGTATAAGGATCAACTCACTATTAACTCTTTCTATTTCGGAATTTACTGACACTATCTCTTCAGCAACTTTAATCATTGCATCATTAAGTTCCTTAGCACGAAACTGAGCTTTATCTTTCTTTTCCTTTCTTAGGTCATCACTAATAACCTGTTCGCATGTAGGGCAGGATTCGTTGTCTTCGAAAAACTTAGCTTCCTTAACAATACCTTTAACTTGAGTTTTAAACTGAGTGTTATATGAAGAGAGTTTATTCTTCTTTTCATTCAGAGTTTTCATCTCATTGGTGTGTGCAGGCAACAACTCCTCCACTTTAGAAGACAACTCAATATTTTGTTTGGAAAGTTTTTTTATTTTTTTATGTAGGTCTGCTATATCACTTTCTTTCTGTTTTCTATTAGCGACAGTAATAGCAGTAAGATCTCTGATGTATTTTTTCTGAGAATTTATCTTAGTATTAACAACATCTAATCGGTGGTTATTATCCCCTATAGAATTTTTAAGAAGCGCAATCTTTTCCTTTAGAAGTTGATTCATTTTAGAGAAGACATTTATATCCAGAAGATCTTCGATAACATCCCTTCTCTGTGCCTGACTCAACTGCATAAATGGGACAAAAGAACCCGAACCCAACACAACAATCTGATGAAAAGATTTGTGGTTAAGTTTTAAAATATTTTTCTCTAATATTTGTTGATACTCTTTAGCGTGAGAACTCTGGTCAATCATAACACCATTGACATAGATTTCAAACACATTAGGTTTTATTCCACGTACAATTTTATAGTCTTTAGACCCTATAGAAAACTCTACCTCAACCATAGTAGCCTTAGAGTTTATAGTATTTACCAATTGCGGTTTAGATATTTTTCTGTGAGCTTTACCAAATAAACCAAAAGACAAAGCATCTAACATAGTCGATTTACCAGCACCATTCTGACCCACAACCAGAGTGGTAGAAGAATCCTGTAGGTCAATCTCCGTAAAACTATTTCCGGTAGAAAGAAAATTCTTATATCTAAGTTTCTTAAATATTATCATAAAGTATATTACTCACAAATAAAACATTTGGAAAGGAGGGGTATTATAACATATATAAAGCAAAATGTAAAGTGTTTTTTACATTTTTTCTTTTTCGTGTAGGAAGGCCGTTATTGCATCTTCCATACTTTTACCATACGCGGTCACTTTAGCATCGTAAATCTTAAACATATCTCTACTGACAAAATCCGCTGGGGTTATAATACTAATTCTATTTCTAACAATGAAATCTATATCAAAGACAGAAATGTCTATGTGACTACCGTCTCTTGTAGGAGTCTTGTTAAAAATTTTATCGAAGTTTTCTGAATACTGATTGTTGGGACTTTTAGTTTGTATTGCGTCACCAGTAATATCATTTTTACTAACCATAACTACACTACCTCTAAGTTTTGAGCTTCAATCATAAGTTCCGAAAGTTCGGTCTTGATTCTATTCTTATCGAGATCAGTATCAACCATGTCGATATACTTATGAACAAGATCAGTTGTGTCGTCAATCTTTATATCTCCATTGACAGCGTCTCCAATAAACTCCTTAAAGTTTTCAACTATCTTTAGTTCGTGTATGGGTTGCATTTGAATACGATCAACAAATCTTTCGAAGGTTAAAGGGTCTCCCTTATTAACAACAATCAATTTAACAAACTTGTTATGTATGTAAGAAAGATCTTGGAAAACATCTGTAGTATCTGAGTTATAATAAATCTTTTCGTATATTGTGAGTGGATTATGTATAGGTGTCAATTCTCTGGTATCGGTGTCAAACACATGGAAATATTTCTTGTCATTACAATCATTCCAATAGAACTCCATCTGAGAGCCTAGGTAATGGATATTACCTCTAGTAGATCTAGCATGAAAGTGACCTGTCATTACCATCTCAAATCTATCAAAATGTGTAGGTGACATCCCATCTCGACATTCTAGTCCTCGATCCATCTCAAAACCAGTTAACTCTAAATGTGCGCCTACAATGTCAACTTTGCATGTCTCCAAAAACTTCAACGACTCTTTTTCGTTTTCTGGATTAATCCAAGGGACAAGAGCAATCTTACATCCATCATAATCCATGATTCGAGGTTCCTCAACGATATTCACCTCGTTCATATAATGACCCAGTAATTCTTTCAAAGAATTTAAATCATTAGTGTTCTTAAAGTAACAGTCGTGGTTGCCCGGAATTATATCCATAGTAACACCGTACTCCCTTAATTTCTCAAGGAAGATCTTAC